ACACCGGTCCTGGTCATCCCATATTCTGCGGCCGCAAATTCGGCTATGCTGCTGTATCCGTCATTTTTATAAGCACCTGACCGGTCGATCCTGGTCAGCTGCCATCCGATCCGGACAAAACTCTTTACGATACCCCCAAGATTATTTTTGATGTCGTTTTTACTCTGGATGTATTCATCCATACTCAGCTGTACATATTCCATGCTTTCCTCCTTATGCGGTCACTGACTTTATCTGATCTTTTTCCTTTAATGCTTTTATGTATCTTCTCAGATGCCTTTCTATCCTGATTTCATCCGGCTTTGTATCCCGGATCCCATACCACTGCAGGATCTTTGTCCCGCAGATCTCTATTGTGATATACGGTGTTTCCGGCGCTGACTTTGAACGCAGGAAAAGGATCGTGCTCCGGCCGGTGTTATGCTTATTCAGATAGCTGTCCCCGCCGACGCAATGATGTAGGATCCTTCCTTCTGCAACGATCTCTTCTGCTGATCTTGCCGGCCGTATCAGATAATCCTCGTCTTCGTAAAAATATTGATTTCTCAGACCCCTGTAGTTCTTTCGGATGTCCGGATATTTTTCGCTAACTGCCTGTTCTCTCTTGCGGATTTCTTCCGCATTTGTCTCAATGACCATCTGGTCATGGGCAAGCCTCAGGTCTCTCGGAAAAAGGAAAATCTGGTTATGCAGGTCATACCCCCTCTGTATCCGCATATGCAGATAATCCACATAAGTGCGGGTTACGCCGCTTACAGCACTTGCCATCCTTCCACACATGGGTTCCTGCATAGTATCCGGGATCCCGCATCCGGAATACTGCTCTATCCTGTGCATGAACTTTGCTACTGTGGTGTATTTCAATATTTCTTCCAGATCGCTCTGCCGTACCTGGCTTTCCGCAAGAAATACGCTTTCCTGTACTGTCAGGTGGAGTCCCATCCGCTTCTCCATCTGCCACATTTTCAGATAATCCAGATTCCCCTGCAAGGTCTTCAGGTCCCTGAGCCTTCTTTTATAGATTCCAAGAAAACATTCCGGCTTTATGGCATCCTTGTCTGCTATGATCCCGCAGTAGCCCTCTACTATAGATTCCGCTATATGATGTAATCCCATTTTCACAAACATCTCTATCTGCGGCCATTGGATATATCTTTCGAGGTATTCTTTCAGGTTGTACATGGTCTTATGTTTTCCATACATCTCTGCTGCCGAATATCTCAGGAATGTGGTCCGGAGTTCTTTGTAGCTTTCCGGATATATCTTTGCTGCTTTGATCGAAATGTTGTTCATTCCGCACAAATTGCAGTCATCCCAGAATTCTCCGGAGTAAGAACTAAATTTATGATAATCTGTCTGTGGCCTTTTTCCTTTTTCCAGGTAAGTCCTTGCGATCTCAGTTATGATCATCTTTTCGCCTGCGCCTATCATGATCTCTTTTTCATCCAGGAAAGTATCCAGTCTGTATATTTTTTCTATCTCCACGTATCTGATCACTGCTCCGTCGTCCTTATATCTCTGTGCAATAAAGCAGTTCATCCCATGCCCCCATACTCCTTTGGCCTTTCCCTGGGCTTTATACACCCCTGCGGCACCACAATGAGGGCACGTTCCCACCGAATCATGTTGCGGGACCGGGATTATCTTTTCAAACTGTCCCTCGTAGGTGTCTTTTCTTCTGACCGCTGCCTCCGTCACCTGTCCGCATGCAGAGCAGGTTATATCCGCATATCTTCCATGACGCTTGTAGTACAGGAAGTGTTCTGTTCCAATGCCTGTTTTTTTCGCCCAGTCTTCCAGTCCTTTCGGAAGCGGCGGGGTGTTCTGTTCCCGTTCTTTAAGCCTGTCCGCACGTTTGTCTTCCCTTTTCTGGACTCTTTGCGCTTTGATGTTATAGATCAGGCTCTGCAGGGCACCTACCCAGGTGGTGTATTTCCGTTCCCACGTATCTCCAGTAAACTTCCACACCATATCTCCCTGGGACCTAGCCATATAACACCTGTTGTCTCTTTTTTTGCAGTTACTGCCGATCTTTTCCCTTTCTTCATCCAGACCTGCTGCCGACCAGACGCCTGCATCCGGATAATACAAGCCCCAGTCCTTCTGACTAAACACCATCCGGATCCACGGGGTCTGCAACTTCCGTTTTTTGTTTTCATAAACTTCAACAAACAGATGGCTCTCTCCACGGATATCCTGGAAAAATGCAACTGCTGTGTTACGATACTGTTTGTCTGCCCTGACACCGCCCCGGAATGGGATCTTTTCTATCTCCTTTTTCTTCATTTCCTGCTGCCTCCCAGATAGTAATCACGGATCAGTTTTTTTGCAGTGCCCATATCCGGGTCTCCGAAGGTCACTTTTCCGGCGTTGACTCCTGCAGCCTTTATGATCTCCTTGTCCACAGGCACCTGGTTCTTAAAGGCATACTTCAAAATCTCTGCGATGCACTGCTTCAGGCTCTTTCCTTTCTTGCGGACCTGGTGTGCGACCATCTCATCCTCCATGCAGAGCCCACGGATATACTCCACCCAGTCATTCATCAGACCGGCCAGTTTCAGGGATCCGCATTCCACATCCAGTTTCCCCATGGCGGCCGTCACAGCATCGCAAAGATACGGGATATCGCCGGACTGATACATCTCAACATAGTCTTCCGGGATGCCGTTCTCCTGCGCCATCGTTTTCAGGCTCTGGATATCTCCTTCATTCAGCAGGTTCTCTGCAAGTTCGTTGATCTCCCTGCAGCTGCTCATCTCTCCAAATCTTTCGAACATTTACATCTTCTCCTTTCGTTTTTTCATAGCTTCCTGAAGCCAGTTTGAGTAACTATGCTTCCCGGCTTTTGCTGTTAATGTTAAGCGATGCTCTTCTATCAGCTCCCAGATCCTTTTCCAGAGTTCTGCGTTCCCAATCCTGGTGCCTCTGGCATCTTCCCAATTGGCTGCTGCCATTTCCGGAAGTTTCCGGATACGGGAGACCACATAAACATCTTCTGTATGGACGCAGACATTGCTTGTCTTTCTGATCCGCGATAATGCTGCCGCCAGATTTTGAAGGGTTGCACTATGGTATGTTCCAGAAATACATTGGAACCCTTCTGCTGTTTTAATTGCGCCGGCGCAAATCGTTTCCAGGATATATGCACATTTTCTCTCTGTATTCTTCTGGGCCTTGCTGTCTGCCTCCAGATATATGTCTACTTTCCACATGTCAATCCCTTCTATTCCCTGTTCTGACCAGTATGTAATGCCGGTATGCGTAGCCTGTCACCTTGTTTTTCCCATGTTTTACTGAACCAGGAACAATCGCCCATCCCTTTGGTGGTTTCGGATCTCTCGGTATCCCCTGCCTGTCCACCAGGCTCCGTTTCTTTATCTCTTCTTTCTCCGGCTCCTTGCGGATCAGGTTTCTGGATGGGTGGTACCGTTTCAGGTCCTCTGGCTCATGTTCTTTCAACGGCTTGGTTATGTATTCTGCCAGTTCTCCGGAATCTACGTCATATACTCTCTTCGTCTGTGCATGGCCATGGTTCCATAACATTTCCACTAGAAGCCCTGTATCTGTCTCATTGTTTGATTTCCGGTTGACCAGGATATGTACGTGGGGTCCGCCCTGCTTTCCAATCTCCAAGCGGTATATGTACTTCAACTCCCATCCATATTTTTTATACCTGTCCCGGAGCTTCCGGATAAACTTTGACATATCTTTCTGCATCTGTTTCCAAGGTGGGCGTGATCCTTTCTTGTATGTCAGTGTGAACCAGTAATCTCCTATTCCGAAATTCCATTTAATCAGACGGCGGACATCCCGTTCCCTTTTCCATTGGTTCTGTTTAGCGATCTCTTCCGGAGTGGCTTTTCTCCTCTTCTGTCTTTTCTGTCCCCTGGCTCCATATCTGCCCGTATGCTTTTCTTCAACTTCCCTGGTGTTCCCACAGTCCCAGATCCATCTTATATATCCACACCTCATAAGCAATCCTTGTCCTATCTCTAATACGTTTAATCAAGCCTGTAAGGGGATTCATACCCCAAAAATAAATACGGGCTTTTCACCCGTGCCGCTTGACTGTTCTCCTCCCAGATGCTATGATGTTATTGAACGTTTACATCTGGGATTTTCCCTTTGCCAGCACACTGCTATGTGCTGGCATTTTTTATCTTCGTTTCTTATACCCCGTCCCGACCACGGCCATAAACGCCACCTGCCAGAACACCCCTGCCATCAGGAGCATCTCTGCCGGGCTTCTCCACTGCCAGAACGGCAGATTTGCCACCGGGAGGGCTATACACAGGGATATGATCGCATCTCGTTTCATTTCTTGCCTCTTTTCTTATGTTCTTCATCCACCAGAGGGCTGAGCTCTGCAAGTTCCTTCTCGATCTGGTTCAATTCCAGGCCATATTCCGGTTTCCAGTCCACTCCGCTGTGGTTCAGGATGTCCGTTCGTCTGTTAACAAGATCTATGTATCTGCTTACCTGCTGTGCTGTCATGTGCTCCTCCTTTATGCTGTCTTTTCGTAGTTCATTCCTTCCAGGGCTTCTTTTACACGCCGGAGGATCAACTCCGACGCTTCTTCTTTTGTGAGCTCTCTTTTTTCTCCGTTTACCTGGATTCTTGTGATAAATTCAATATCTTTCATGTTTATCACCTCTGTTGTATCTTATGAATGTATTGATTTTTGTGTTTATAAAATTTTCATTACTTTGTCGAACGCTTTTTCTTGCAGTTTCGACGGTGCGCTCCTATTCTGTATATACAGGGCACTGCCATGCCCGAGTAATCTGAAAGGAGATAGCTACATGAGTGAAAAAGAAATCGCAGTTCACAATATTGCCTTACTCTACAATATTCATAAAGAACTGCATCCTGATGACACTGAAACAACTCTTGAAATGATTGCTGCTAATTACGACGGAACAGTTTCAGAAGTCAAAGAGATTCTTTTGTAATCTCGCATATAGCGAATGGTTTCAGTTTTCTGATCCGTTCGCTATTTTGTTTTATTGCGGATTCTAAATATTTTGGAAGCAATTCAGCCTCTCCCTGCGTCCATCCATTTTTCTGCATCTCTTCTAAAATTCGAGTTGCTGATCTCTGAACCATAAATTCGTCTGTTCCGTTAATTCTGTTTCTAGGGCTCTCTAACATTTTTTCTCCTCCTTCTGGTCTGACAGCGGACTTTGTTTCCAAATTTATTTCCCTGATAACTAATTCCCAGTCATCAGCCACTAGATCGTTAGCTGTGGGATTCCAACATCTTCCCGGCTGCTGTTTTTTATCTGTTGAAACGATATAACAGCAGTCGCTGGAATCCGTTGGAAAGACTTCGAACCCAAAATCTTGTAACCTGGATCTCGTTATTGATTTATTTTCTTTCAATGCTCTTGCTACTGCTTCTGAAATTGTCATCTCAGTTCACCTCTTAATTATTTCTCCTTTATATTCCAGGCTCATCGCATTGATTTGCCTTACTCTCTGCAACAAGTATTCCATCTTTTGTCCAATACTGGATTACGGTATGCAGAGGGGTTCCTTTTCCATTAATCTCTTTTACCTGTTTGACCTTGATCATAGGTACTTCTTTGGCATACACTATGCCAACTTTACTCATCTCAGCTCGCCTCCTTCTGGTCTGACAGCAGGTATTCCGTAATCTGCTGTTGACTTTCTTTTCTTCTGCTCCTATCCTTGTGTTACAGGGCACTGCCATGCCTGAGTAAAATGAAAGGAGCGATTTCTATGGAAAAAATCACAACCAATGATCTTCGCGAACATCTTGACAATTATTCCGCAGAGTTTCAAAAAATGATCAATGATCCTTCTATTCCGCCTGAATATCAAAATCTTTTTGACACTCTTTCCAGGAATTGTCACTATATGTTCTCTGAAATTATTGATTATCTAAATCAGGCCGAATAGCATCTGATTCTTTTTCTGTACCACCTACCTCAAATTCAATTTTTGTTGGCATGTGGTACAGAATCTTTCCAGCTTCATCAATCAGCTTTTTTGCTTTTTCCAGATCCTGTAGCACTTCTGTTTTTCCTTTTATATTAATCAGCATTTTTAACTCGCCTCCTTCTGATCTGCCAAAAGATATTCCATGGTTACTCCAAGATAATCTGCTACTTTCTGTACTTTCCAAACACTTGGCTCGCATTCATTCCATTTACAGATGCTTGAGTTTGAAAAGCCCAGTTCTCGCTCTACCTGTTTAATAGAAATGTTCTTCTTTTCACAGATAGTTCGGATGTTATCGTAAATCACGTTTCTCCTCCTTTCTAAGATGAAAATATTCTACTTTTATATTGACTTAATGTAGAAAATATTCTATAATCAAGATAATCACAAATTAATTACAAACTATTTTCTACATTCTCTTTATTTCGTAGAAGATTTTCTACGTTATATTTGCATTATATAGCTGATTTTCTACGTTGTCAATAGAATTGTAGAACTTTTTCTACTTTTTTTAAGGAGGAATCATGTCTACATACGAAACCATTAAAACATTGTGTAAAGAAAGGGGTATTGCTGTTACAGCCTTAGAAAAAGAGCTTGGGTTTGGACGTGGATCTATTGGAAAACTTCGTAATAGCCAAACATCGGCTGAACGACTCCAGAAAATTGCTGATTACTTTAATGTTACAGTAGATTATTTGGTAAACGGTTCAGATGCCTCTTCTCTTACTCCAAAAGACAACCGTGACATCGCCAAAGACCTGGACAACATCATGGAGAAACTCACTGCCGGTGAGGACGGCCCTGCCAGTTACAACGGTGAAGAACTCAGCCCAGATGCCGCAGAGCTGTTCCGGGATGAGTTAGAGATTGCCCTGAAGCGATTGAAGATCATCAACAAAGAAAAATACACGCCAAAGAAATATAAGAAGTAGAATTGCGCAAAATTTGGAGGAACTTACTATGGGACTTTATGAAAACGTAAAGGAAGCCGCCAAAGCAAAGGGATATTCTATAAACAGACTGGAAAAAGAACTCGGATTTGCAAGAAGTTACATAAGTAAATTCAAAAACATAACGCCCAGTGCTGACAAAATCCAAAAGATTGCAGATTTCCTTGACGTAACATCTGAATTTCTACTGAATGGAAAAGAAAGCAGTTCTGAATCCGTTCTTACTTCAAAAGACAACCGTGACATCGCCAAAGATCTGGACAACATTATGGAAAAACTCACTGCCGGTGAGGATGGCCCTGCCAGCTACAATGGAGAAGAACTCAGTCCAGATGCCGCAGAGCTGTTCCGGGATGAGTTGGAAATTGCTTTGAAGCGATTAAAGATTATCAACAAAGAGAAATACACACCAAAGAAATACAAGAAGTAGGTGAGATGCTTGACTCGTGACATCAAAAAGATTGTTTCGTATTACAAAAGAAAAACAGGAACCGCAGATCCTTTCGCCATTGCCGATCAGCTTGGTATTCTCTACCAGATCTGCAATCTACAATTTGAAGGATGCTACATGTTCCTGAAAAATCACCGCTACATATTTATCAATGAAAATCTTCCGGAACACGAACAACGTCTGGTCATGGCTCATGAGCTTGGTCATGCTCTCCTGCACCGGAAAGAAAACTGTTATTTTATTAGAAATAAAACGCTTTTATTAAATTCAAAGAAGGAAATCGAAGCGAATAAGTTTGCTATGGAGCTACTGTTGCCAGATTCCTTCTTTGATGAATACAGAGAATTTACTATTGAGCAGATATCCAGAATGGCCGGATACCATCAGAAATTGATTGAATTACGATTAAATAACTAAATTTGAGGTACTACCATGAATAACACTACCAAAACTGTAAAAATATCAACCCTTCATACCTCTTTCTCATCTCATCAAGCGCTTGCAAACTTATTTCATGAAATACATAGCTTTGACGGAGATACTTTACTTTTAAATTTTGAAGACGCTGCTTTTATTTCAGCCAATCAATTTTCAGTTTTGGGTTGTATTCTATCAACCTTTCATGCCCAACATCCAGAAATTCGTATATTGGTTGGAAATATGTCTCCGAAATTACTTAATATAATTCGAAAAAATGGTTTTGGAAGACATCTTTCTTATGACATGCTTCCTGATATTAATAACACCACTATTCCATATAGAATATTCGATGTAACCGAAATTGATCAATTTGAAAAATATATTACAATTAGCATATTTAATCGAAATGATCTACCTCAAATGTCTTCCGGAGTAAAAAATCAAATAATTGACAATATTTTGGAAATATTTAATAATGTACATGAGCACACGCACAGTCAATCTCTTTTTACCTGCGGACAGTTTTTTCCTAAAAAAGGATTGCTATATTTTACTGTAACAGACTCCGGCGAAACTATTCCGTATAACGTAAAAAACTACTGTCAAAAATATGATATCGAATTAGAAAATCCTGATTATGCTTTGGCATGGGCATTACAGTCAGGGCATTCTACCAAAAATTATGATGAACCTAGAGGACTAGGGTTATATCTCCTTTCTGAATTCATAGGTTTAAACAATGGGGAGTTATATATAGTATCTGGTGAAGAAGCATTCGAACAAAATCACTATGGAAAACGTTACAAACAATTATCCATTTCTTTTCCTGGTACTATTGTAACCATGGCATTCAATTTAACTGACGAAAGTAGTTATCACCTTACAAATGAAATAATTTCAAATTCTATTTTTTAGGAGGTAATTTTATGGAAAGAATAATTAATGTTTCTAATGTTCTTGATTCTCCTTCAGCATTAACACAGGAACAGGGAAAGAAAGTATACGAACTAATTTCAGAGGCGATCCGTGCAAATGATAAAGTATTTTTAGATTTTGACGGTATCGAAAGTATGATATCACCATTTTTAAATAACGCTATTGGAAAATTATATGGTGAGTTTTCAAGTGATACCATCCAAAAGTCTCTTGATCTTGTAAATTTTCCACGTGAAAAAAACTCTACACTTATTATCGTGGTTCAAAATGCGAAAAAATATTATGCAGATAAAGAGAAATATAATTCTACCCTCAAGGATGTGATCGGTTAATGGCAAAATCAAATAAAATACGCTTATCAGACTTTGCGCCTCAGAAAACTGATGTTATTACTTTTGATTCCAATATTTTAATAAAATTATTATATCCGACCATTAGTGAAAAAGCTCCTATTGCAGCTTACGAGGATTTGTATGCAAAAATACTTCGCGCAGGATCATCTTTAATTATATCTTCTGTACAGATTTCTGAATTTGTAAACAGATGTATCCGCTTTCAGTTTGCACTTTTTAAAGACTCTGAAAATAATCCAGCTTTAGATTTTAAAAGGGATTATCGCAGCACTAAAGACTATTCAAACTCTATGAAAGCAATTTTGGATATTATACAAACGGATATTATTCCCAATTATACATTTGTTGACGATAAATTTAGTAATATGCAAAATGATAAAATTTTTCGCTACGGATTCTCTTATGATTTCAACGATTCTGTATTATTGGAAATTGCTAAACAATATAAATCTATTTTGGTTACGGATGATGCAGACTTTGGGAATTATGATTCTAATATCACTATTGTAACAAATAATCGAAAGCTTTTAATGTTTTCCTAACTAAAAAACCGGTCCCTGCGCCAACAGGAACCGGCCAGATCTCCGAAGAGATGCTCAACTCACAAAAATATTGTATCATCTTCGGAAACAGCATACAAGCAGAACGTTTGTGCGCTGTTATTTTTGCACCCTTTTTTACATAATTTTAACCGAGGTGATAAAATGCAAAAAAGAATGGCTGCTTTATATGTCCGTGTTTCCACGGAAGATCAGGCGGAATTGTCTCCGGATGCTCAAAAAAGATTGTTGCTGGAATACGCAAAGAAGAACAATCTCATAACCTGTGAAGAATTTATTTTCTGTGAGAGTGTTTCCGGCCGTCACGCCCAAAAACGTCCAGAGTTTCAGAAAATGATTGCAGTGGCAAAACAATCCTCTCATCCCTTTGATGTGATACTGGTATGGAAATTCTCTAGGTTTGCTAGAAACCAGGAAGAATCCATCGTATATAAAAGTATGCTCAAGAAAGATGATGTGGAAGTTATCAGTATCTCTGAGCCGCTCGTAGACGGTCCGTTTGGTTCTCTTATTGAGCGTATCATCGAATGGATGGATGAATATTATTCCATACGGCTCTCCGGTGAGGTAAAGCGTGGCATGAAAGAGAAAGCTTTGCGCCATGGTTATCAGAGCACCCCTCCCCTTGGTTATAAGGCGGTCGGTGGCGGAAAGCCATTCGTGATTGACGAAGCCAGCTACGCTATTGTGTCCTATGCTATGAATTTATACGATTGCGAAAACATGGATGAAACCGCTATAGCAAGGAAGTGCAATGATCTAGGATATCGCACTAAGCGTGGAAACCTCTTTGAACGAAGAAGTATTGACCGTATTTTACGAAATCCTTTTTACTGTGGGACAGTCACATGGAATGGAATGGAGTTTGAAGGTTCTCATGAGGTCAGAATCTCGAAAGAACGTTTTCAAGAGCGTCAAAAGCTGATCCAGGCCAGGATGCGCCCAGCTAAGTCCCGTAGCGTATCCACATGTAGACACTGGTTGTCTGGGCTTTTAAAATGTTCAATCTGTGGTGCCACTCTTGCCTATACCGGTGGCGGCAAAGATGGCTATCATTATTTCAACTGCTGGCAATATGCAAAGGGCTATCACAGAGGCACTTCTTCTATTCCGGTAAAAAAGGCTGAAGAAGCTGTTATTGAATATTTTGACAAGATTCTTGAAGGTGCTGACTTTTCTTATGTCCGGAAAAGTAATTGCTCTGTCAATAATGAAGTTACCGTTGATCAGATCCGCAAAGAGTTGTCCCGGATAGATATGAAAAGCAAACGAATCCATGATGCTTATGAAAGCGGAATTGACTCTCTTCAGGAATACAAAGAAAATAAAGAGCGTCTGAATGATGATCGATCAAAGTTAGAGTTTGAACTTCACAACCTGCTGCACAAGAAAAAAGAAAAGTTTGCAGATAAATCAGAGGTGTTGAAAGAGATCAAATCTGTGAATGACGTGCTCAAGGATCCGGATGTTAGATATGAAGAAAAAGGCATGCTTATCCGGACTATTGTTGATCAAATCGTCTGGGATAAAGAAAATAACAAGATGTATTTTGATATTATTGTACATTGATTTTTTATCTGCTATTACACTCCGGTCCGCCATACTGGCTGGATATAAACTGTGCCAGCTTTGCGTTAGGCGTCTTGATATTTACAGGATACTGGAGTCTTTTTTCATAATTCCACATACCTTATCTGCACCCTCCTTCCTGTTCCCATGGAAACGGCTGTTCCATCCACTGCCATGACTTAAGATTGCTGTCGTTTCCGGTATCAATGGTCAGCGGTCCATAAAATTTTGCATATTTTTCCAGAAGCTCATTTCTTCTTGCTGAAAGCTCACTGTAATATTCAAGAGCTCTTTTTTCTTTTGGATGCGTATCCAGAAAAAGGAGAAGATCGTCAATGGCAAAGCTTACCTGGTCAATAAACTGCAGCAGTTCTTTTTTGGAAGTACAATTTCCATACATCATCGACTTCCTCCTCTCCTGCCGCAGAACGGCTTGCAAAGCTCAGGGAAAATAGTTCCGACCTGAAGAGCTTTTTTCAGCTCAAAGGTAGGCGCAAATTCCTGGTATGGCACATACGCCATTGCAGGAACCTGTTTTGCCATATCAGAAAATGATCGATCCGTCCGGCCTGCCATCCCGCTATTCATCCCACAGGTATACTGATATGGCCGGCAGCCCGAACGATTCATCTGAAATCGGTCCATAATCGAAATCCTTTCATTCATGATCACGCTATATTTTATGACCGTTTTTTAAACTTGTGAAAACAGGAATGTTCACTTTCCTTCATATATATCTATCTTTCTGCCATTTTTTTCTATATATACAGGAAAATATTACTGTTTAAAAATCAGATATACAGTGCTATAATATCCTTGCCTATCTTTACACGGATGGGCGCTTTTACTTATGATTTGTAGCCCTGACCGGCTATTGAAGGAGGAAATTATGCAGGTAATTATTGTAGGCTGCGGAAAAGTCGGTAGAAATCTTGCAGAGCAGCTTCAGGCAGAGGATATTGATATCACTCTTGTCGACGTTATTGCCGACAAGATCAATGATCTCTGCGAAAATATCGACGCTATGGGAATCGTCGGTAATGGTGCCAGCATCAATACTTTAATGGAGGCAGGTGTTGATACTGCAGATATTCTGATCGCAGTTACCGCTTCTGACGAGTTGAACCTTCTCTGCTGTCTGATCGCGCAGAAGGCCAACCACTGTCAGACCATCGCCCGCGTCCGTAACCCCATTTATGAAAAAGAAATCGGATTCATCAAAGAACGTCTTGGTGTTACCATGATCATTAACCCGGAGTTTGCCGCTGCCCAGGAAATTTCACGGCTTCTCCGTTTTCCATCTGCGATCAAGATTGACACCTTTGCACGTGGTCGTGTAGAACTTCTCAAGTTTAAAGTTCTCCCGGAATTCAAGCTGGACGGAATGAGCGTTTCCCAGATCTCAGATGCTTTCCGAAGTGATATTCTGGTCTGCGCGATTGAAAGCCGTGACAATGTATCCATTCCTGGTGGTGATCACATTATACACGACGGAGATATGGTTTCCATTCTGGCCTCTCCGCTTAATGCAGCGGCATTTTTCCGTAAGATCGGTCTCAAGACCAATCAGGTCAAAAACTGTATCATCGTAGGTGGCGGAACCATTTCCTATTATCTTGCCCATGCACTTCTGGGTATGAAGATCAGTGTCAAGATCATCGAGCAGAACAAAAACCGCTGTGAGCACTTAAGCGAACTGCTTCCAGATGCGACTATCATCAATGGTGACGGAACGAACCGTTCTCTTCTGCTAGAAGAAGGACTTTCCGAGTCCGAATCCTTTGTCACTCTGACAAATCTGGATGAGGAGAATGTATTTCTTGCTCTCTTTGCCAAAAGCATCTCCGATGCCAAGCTGGTTGCCAAGGTCAACCGTCTGGAATTTGATGATGTCATCGACTCCCTGGATATCGGAAGTGTCATCTACCCGAAAAATATCACTGCTGATTATATCCTGCAGTATGTCCGTGCCACTCAGAACAGCATCGGCAGCAATGTAGAAACCCTTTATCATATTCTGGATGGCAATGCAGAAGCACTGGAATTTGCGATCCGTGAGGAATCTGCCGTAACTTATATCCCTCTTGCAGAGCTGAATCTCCGCAAGAATCTTCTGGTGGGATGCCTGAACCGCAACGGCCGCATCCGCATTCCCCGTGGTCAGGATATGATCCAGGTGGGAGATACCGTGATCATCGTAACCACTCACAAGGGGCTTCGCGACATCACAGATATACTTGAAAAATAGAGGTACTGCCAAATGAATTATTCGATTATTATTTATATCCTGGGATGGATCATGAATGTGGAGGCTGTCTGTATGCTGGTTCCCGGCATCACTGCCCTTATCTACCGCGAAAAATCCGGTATTGCCTTCCTGATCACGATTCTGGCATGTCTGGCCATCGGTGTTCCACTGGTCAGCCGCAAACCGTCCAAGAAAGCGTTTTACGCCCGTGAAGGCCTTGTGACTACTGCTTTAAGCTGGATCGTCCTCAGTATTGTCGGT